ACTTCGTGGTTATAAGTTATCTCAAGTATATCGCCACCTGTAAACATAGTACCTTTGTTTTATTATTTATTTATATTCAATTCTAATCGACTTAACTTTAAACTGGGAATATTGATTATCAGGTACTTACATAAAAACGGCAAAAATTAACCTATTTTGTTTGTATTTATAAATACTTTTTTACATAAGTACTTGATAATCAATATATCTGCCTTAAACAGGAAATGAAAAATTAACTGCAACATCCGAACTAACAATATCAGCAGTTGAAGTCCTGAAATAATCAAAACTAATATCTAATCTTGCCGGATTGGTTTCATTCGCCCCGGTTTGAATAGTTGCTATTGATTTTGCACTATCCGAAATGATACCCAGGGTTTCTTTTTCTTCAATAAAAGAAATTGCAAGTTGTTTTGCCTGTTTTGGTGAAATTGTGTTACCAACTTTCACAGCACTATCATTGCTTACAATTGCTTTGTCCTGAATGTCCCTTTTCATTATAATCAGCCAACCAAAGGCCATGTTCCAGTCAATATTCAAATCCCTTACTTTCCTGAATTTTGCAGGAATCTCACCATCCGGATGATAAGTTGTAACAAAATCCTGAATAGTATATTTTCCATTTTCGAGCAAAACAGTCGAACATCCTTTTTTTACGATTGAATCACGTTCATCATAAGTTGCAAATTCGCCAATATCCAAATCATCAGGAATTGGCATATCAAAATAAGAACGCCCACCGTTGCCAATGTGAGGCGAATCTTGCATAATTAATGCAACCGATAAAGCCATATTTGCAGCGGCTTCCCATGAAAAACCTAAAGAATTAGGAGCAGGGCAAAGAACGTTTGTAACTTGCGATTTTCTCTCAGATGTATCCGTAATTGCCGCAATTGCTGAAATAGTATCTAATTTTGTACCTGCCAAAGCAACAAATGGTTTAAAGCTAGTTGCATTATAACGACCGACTGGAGCCTCTGGGTCTGGATAACCATTAAAAGTTTCTAAATCGTCAAATTGTGCCTCACCATAAGGATTTATAACAATTGTATTCCAAGTTTCACCAAACAAGGATAAAGTTGCTGCTAATGAAACAACACCAGAACCATCCGTTACCGAAATTTCGGAATAAACAACCCCAGCAGCGTCTCCATTATCAACAAATTCGACTTTTATTTCTTTTGAGCTAATACCTTTCCATTTTGTTGTAAAATCCAAGTCCGCAACTACCAAAGCACAACTAACAGGACTTGCCAAACATGCCGCAACGGCTGCAATTATTTTAGCTTTAACATCCGCCGCTACATCGCCAATTTCCAAATTATAGGCAATTTGAACCCCATCTATTGAGCTTCTACCATTAATTTTTACAAAATGGGTTATATTTTTTGTAACCGTAGTCGCAACCGCAACGCCTTTTTTAACAACGGTTGCCGCCGCCCCACCTGCAACTAATTGAGGATAAATAACAGTTGGAATACCGCCCAATTGATTGCCAGAAATTGGCCTTAAAATCCTTGCAATTTGATAGAGAGGTGAACCATAGCCATATTTATCACCAACTTGTTTTGCATTTAAGAACTCAAACGGCTGTATATCAATTGTGGCCTGATTTGCTGTATTGGCCTCGCCTAAAACAGCTATTCTTTGCGGCAAATTCGCACCCATTGACGCAAATTGGCCTTTTTTTAGTTTATAACCTACAACCCTGCTTAATCGGTCTAGGCTTATTGCTGTGCTTATTGCCATTGTTTTATGTATTATTTATTACTAATTTTAAACCTTTATTTGTTGTTTCAATTCTCATTGAGGTAACATAGCTTTCACCAGTTAACGGAACTACAACTCCATTATTTTCTTCCATTCTTATTTTTAATGCCAATTGTGAAATTGTGGAATAATTCCCGTCTTTTTCGTCTGGTTTTGAAATCAAAATTTCTGAAATTTCATTCCCTTGCACAATTGATGGGTTTGCATGAAATTGTAATCTTAAATTGTTAGGATTTTCAAGTATATACCTAATTTGGCCGCTTAATTTTTGACAATCAATTGATGAAAGGACATCGCCGCTCTGGTCATATAAATCGCCGCTCGAAATCGAAACCTGCACATTAAACTTTGCTTCGTATGTACATTTTCCCGGATTTTTAGAAATTAAATTCAAACTTTCCAAAACAATATTAACCGCTGGCAATTCTGAAATGTCAAACGGTATAAACCTTTCAATCCATACTGAAGGATTAAAACCCCCAAATAAATCATACTGATTTTCTAATTCAGTCGCAATTATTAAGGCGATTCTATCCCTTATAATTTCAAAATTTTGAATCGGTATTTGAAAGTTAAATGCCATTATATTTACCTAAAATACAAACAATTATACCAAGCATACTATCCGGCCAAGTCTCATTTATAACGTAATTTGAACCTGAAAAATTAACAATGTGTTTTAATAAATTCACTTCATTTTTATCATTTCGAGTTACATAATTCAAATCAATCAAATTTTGTTCGTAAATTGAACAATGAATATTATCTGAATTAATTGGTAAACCGTTTGATGGGTTTATTGAAATTCGATGTTTTGAAACCAAGCCTTTGATTTGAATAGAATTTTTCCTTTCTCCGTATATTAAATTTCCATAAGTATCTATTCCTAATTGTACCTTTTCGGGTGTTGAAATAATGATATTTTCTGAAAATTCAGCATTTAAAATTCTGTTCAAATCTTGGCTTGCCCTCTCGTAACCCATTATTCAAATTTATTTTTTGCTTTTGGTTTATTAATAGGTTTTTCAACCTCAACATCAACCTCTTTTTCATCACTTTCCACTAATTCCAAGAAACCATTTTTAAAAGAAGTTTCAATTTCTTCTTTAAAATCAGTATTTTCGGTATCAAAAACAAAATTATCTCTTTTATGAAAAACTTTGCCCTTGATTTGAACCGATAATGAAACTAATTTATATTTTGCCATTATTGCACAAATTTTAAATTCAATCGAGTAACTTTGACCTTGAAAATATCATTTGCACCTTTTAATTTTACTCTCCAAAACTCAGAAATGTGAGCCGTATCACTTTGGAAAACCGCAACAGTATCACGCCCTAATTTCCAAGTTTTTGTTTCACGAACTGTATAACCTTCCTGTTCAAAACATTTGCTTTCAAGTGTAATCGTAACATTATTTTTTGTACCCCCAACACTATCCAATGCAATATAAACATAAGGCATTATTTTTTCCAATGATTTTTTTCTAACTGAATAAGTCCAAATTGAATCACCGATGCCCAAAGTATCAGCGGTAACGCCTGTATACCAAACAAAACTTTCGTTATAATCGACAGTTGATTGAACTGGTTCAATCAAAATCTGAGAGATAGTGAAGGCACTAAGTGCCCCCACTAAAATAATACTAAAAATTATTAAATATTTTTTCATTTTTTTATGTTTTATTTATTATAAATTAACCAACTACGGCATTTGGATCAAAACATTTCATTGTATAAATTTGATCAACAGTAACCGGAACAGCCAAAGGGGCTGAGAAAATTTCAAAAACGTGCGCTTTCGCTTTCTCATCAACATAATTATTAAGGTAATATTCAGCTTTTACTTGTCCAATAAATTGACTAAATTCAGCATTTCTTGTATCCCTTAAAATTGCAGGCACACCAGCATGGACTAAATTAAACCTAGTTCCTTGAACCGGAACCATGAAAGCGTAATCAACTGGCCAATATCTGGTTATAACACCTGTATTTGCAAATTCATAAACCTCGTCATAAGTCCAAACATGAAAAATATATGCACCAGCAGTAATCCTACCCATGTAACCAGCCCCAAAAGCAGTTGTTTGTGGCATCCTAATGTCAATTAGTTGTATTTGCTGATAATTTGCATTTTTTTGGAAATAATTAGACTTTTTCAAAGCTGAATAAGCCAAACCGGACATAACTAAATTAAATTCAGGCGTTCCGTTTTTCCCCTTTTGACGAATAAATTCAGCTCCTTTTATCAATTGAGCCTCAATATCAGTTGCCGAAACATTCCAATATCCACCGTCCACGGCTAAATCAACTTTTGAATCTGCCTTACGCTTGAAATCAATATTATCACCTGAATTTAAAGTGACAATTCCAGTTTCAAATATTTGAGCACACTGGTTTTCTTTTGCCCGGTCAATTTTTTCTTTTAAGGTTAAAGTCTTATCCGCAACATCGCTGGCAAGATATCCAATAGTGGCAGCGTCTCCATTGAAATTACCACCAAAAGGCGAAATATCATAGCGATCTAAACTGGTTGCATCAAAATTTTCATTATAAAAAGGTGGCTGAAATTCCTTTTCGGTTGATTTTGAAAAAGTATTTCTATTTCCATCAACGCCACGCAAAACATCAACGGAGATACGTTCCGTTCCACGCTGTACTTCGATTGCAACGGTTTTAGTTGCAAAAGTTAAAATCTGAAAAAAACTCATTAAAAAAGAACTAACTGGAATCCTTTCTTTATAGGCCGCAAGATATGCCTTTGTGAAAATCCCTCTTGCTTGTTGAACTGGTAATGCCATTTTATTTTTTTTATTATTGGTTATCAACTATTGTTAATTCTTCACCTATCATTATTTCAAGACCGATTGAGTTTAACCAATCTCTTAAAATTCTGGTATGAGTTGCTGGACCGATTACGGTGTCCAAAGTTTCTTCTGCAAAAAATTTTATAAAAGATGCTGCAATTTTGCCTTTATTCACCAAAGTAATACTTTTTGTTACACCATTTGCAACGGTTTGATCTTGTATGCAAACCCCGACTGGATACTGCGATCCGTCCGCTGAATCTTTATCTAAAGGAACTATTTTTCTAGTTGCTGCAATCCTACCCATTACCATTCCTGTCAATAATGCGCCATTACCTCCAGCGGCTGTAATATCAGCAGCTATAAATGAATTATTACCCAATAAAAATTTGGTAACATCATAATTTGTAATTAATTGATTGGCATTTGCCAAAACGTTAGTTGCTGTACTCATATTATTTAGCCTCCATTTTTATGCCAGCAGCTTCAAAAGCTTCTTTTTCGGCTTTGATTAGTTCTAAGTCTTCATTTTTAACTGCTTCAACAGCAATTTTAACAGGCTCAACAGCTTCAACTTTAGCATCTTTAACCATATTTGCAGCGATTGACTTTCTGGTCATTTCTGCAAAAAATTTAGAATTTGGCTCAATACCGCTGTCAATTTGGGCTTTACATGCAATTGGATCAATATCAAGAAATTCGATAATACCCTGCACCCGGCTTCTTTCTTCATTCACAATTTCAGCATAAACCTCTGGAAATTGCGCTTTTATTTCTGCTTTTGTCATTGTTTTTTTTGTTTTTTCGTTAATTATATTAATAGAATCAGGTTTTTTGTCCGTATCAATTACATTTTCCGTAACGCAATCGACAAAACCAATCATTTTTTCGTTTAATGCAGCCATTTGTTTTGGCTCTAATCTTATTATTTTATCAATAATGCCTATCTTTTTGGCCGCTTTTGCATCAATCATTACATTTAATCTTTTTTCAGGATTGAAAATGTCATCAAAGGAATAACCGGTAACCTCTTTAAATGTATCTGGATTTATTCTTTTTTCCATTTTTGAACGTAAATCTTTGTTTATTTTTGCCAAAAATGCTTTATCTTCATCACTTTCAACATATCCATCTGCCCGGTGGATAGTTAAATTAACAATGTCAATTGCTTCTACGTAATCCATAAACAATAAAGCATAAAAGGCCATTGACGAAGCATCTCCCATAACCTTTGCAGTTTTTTTGCCTTTCATCTCATTTAAAGCTGCAATTATTGACCAACCAGCGAATACAGAACCGCCGGGGCTATTTATCCAAACTTCAATATCTTCACTTTCAGGAACTTCTAATAGCTGACTTACAAAAGTTTCTGCCGTAAATGAATATATTGGGCTAAATAATAACAATGTTTTTGCCATATTTCACAAATATAAATAAAGTTATCCTAAAGGCAAAATATCGGTTTTTTGGTTCATCATTTCGGTTTTTGCCTTTGAACCTTGCGAACTGCCATAAAAATAGCCTACAATGGTGGTGAAACTACCGATAAGAGCCCCCACAGAAATATTTATCAAACCTGCGTTTATTTCTGGAATTTTAACAGTTACCAAAACTATTAAAAGGGCAAAAAAGCCAATGATAACAAGGCCGCCCAAAATGTACATATACAAATCTTGTAATTTTTTCATATAGTTGTTTATTAAAAAGTTTATAACTTATTCTAATCGAGTTAACTTTGAATAGGGATCGTTGTAAATCAATCACTTACATCTTTCACCCTATTTTTTCATAAAAAGTATTTAAATATAAAGGTTTTATTATGTAAATACTTGATTATCAATACATCCTACTTTATCAAAACTTCTTTTATAATTGATGCAATAATAACCCCTGCCATTGAAAATATTCCAGCATAAAAACCTACCTTTACTTTTATTTTTGCAACTTCGATTTTTAAATCTGTAATGTCATCAATTATTTGATCAATTTTAAGCCAAATTTTATCCTCTGTTTTTGCTTCCATATTGTAAAGATTTTCAATTCTTAATTCAATTTCCTTTATTTTAACTATCGATTTTTCATAAAATAAATATCCACAAAAAGCGCCAAACAATCCACCCAAAAATAAAATCATTCATGCGCAAATTGTATGTTAAAATTTATATCCCTAACTTCGGGATCACCCGTGCCCCCCTGATTCCTAATTGCAAACGAAATCCATTGATTTTTAGTCAATTCCCTATAACATTTTACCGATACATCGCCTGTTCCATTTGAAGTAGTGGTTCTACTTTTTGTATATGTTGGTTTTCCATTTATAAAAACTCCATACCGCCACTCCTCTGTTGCTGGATTTCCATTAAAAGACATCCCTAAATCAATAATATAATGTCCACTAACTAAAACCTTTACAGAATCACCAACTAATAAAAATCCTTCATTATCTCTAATTTGAGGGGCTGAAACTGGTAATTTTACATAAACATTTGATGTTGTTATTGTAATTACCCTTGCAATTAAAGAAGTATCTGCATGAAAGTGGGGATTTATGATAGGTAATTCTGGATTTACATAAATAATACCAGAATCGTTATCAGCATTTAAAACTAAACCTATAATAACAGAATATAAAGGAGCTTCTGGTTTTATTTTGGTGATTAATCCTGAATGATTCAAATAAATTAAATCACCAAATAAATATCCAGATGTATTTAATCCTTTAACCTCACCAATTAAGGTAATAACACCATAAGCATTATTTAAAATATTGGCAGTTGCCACCCCTAAACTAATCGCACTATCTTGATGACCATTACCGGCCAATCCTACTTTTGACGTTATTTTATTTCCATCTTTAAAACTGCCTATAATCCTACAGACTTTTCCATCTAAAATAGTTGCACCACTTTGATTATACACCCTTAGTACTGATTCATAACCTAAATTGTGGTTGAAATTAGGAATATCATTCTGAAAAGATAAACTTTTTGTATCCGTATCATAAATTAAATTACCTTCTTTATGTTTTCCTGTTTTAGTAACCGACTTAAAATTCAAGGAATCAATAGGGCTGCTAGTGTCAACAATATTTGTCCAATTAGCATCATTTGTCCAATTGGCATCTAATGCCGTAACGCCTTGAAACCTTTTTGTAGTATACAAAGAATTTTCGATCCATGAAACCAACATTCCAACGTGTCTTTTATCAAAAGGTATCACATTTCTAGCTGCTTTATCAACCACGCTCCAAACCGTGCCTTTTATTTGATTTTGGTCAACTAAAGGTTTTGTTGTATTCGCATGTATTAAATACTCAGGGAATTTAATCTGGGACTTGATCAACACTATTGGTGTCAATAGCATCATCAAAATAATTAGCCATCTCTTTTTCATCTTCTACTTTTTTTATATTTTGGTCAAAATCGCCTGTATTTAAAGCTTCACAGGATTGTTCCGCTGTTGTTAATGGTATGTCGTCAAATTTACCACCTAATTTCATTCTTTCAGCTTTTACTTCTTTTACAGGATCAATGTGTGGAACTGTCGCACCAATGAACCTACAATTACGAAAAGCTTCCAATTTGAAAATATCTTTTTTAAATATTGCCTCTAAATATAATGGAACATCAATTTTATTAGTCAAAACTTGCATATCAAGCCAATAATCAAAATTTGGTTTATAAAATTGGTTTTTCAAATATAAAATCCTGTCCACCATTAATTTATACTCCCAACTTTTCAAGGCTGCCCGGCTGCCGGAATAAGCGCCGCCAAATTTATCCGCCGCCACTTCGGGGGGGATACCAACTGTAATGTAAATAATATCAATATTAACCCCAAAATAATCCTTAAATGATAAATCAGTTGTAAAAGTATTTCTTTTTAAGGTACTGCCAATTGGCATATTATAAGTTTGCTTTGATGTTGTTTGAGCTACCTTTGTCGCTATATTTTCAGCATCTATAATATTTTGGGTTTCGGGAGCAGTGCCTTTATTTTTGCCAATCGACTGAGCTAATTGTCGGACTAATGGGTTTTCTCCGTCCGAAAATTGATTATGTTCAATTGTATAAGGGACTTTTGCATTTTCCTCGGCACTTCCAAGAGTTGCATCTTGATAACGGTTTAATTTATTGTCCATTTCAAGAATGGCCGTTAATAATGACATTCCACGGACTGAATTTAACTTATATCTCATTCCGTAAAATAACCAGGCTTGCAAACGTCCTGTTTTTTCACCATATGCCGAAATCCGATCCCATTTTAATTCATAATTTTGAACGTAAAAAGCAACGTGATTGCCTTTTGAATCTATTTCAACTCCATCAATTATTTTATTTCCATTTTCCAGTTGGTTCATTCCAAAAGGCGTTGAAATGTAACACCCATCTATCAACTCATGTGTTACATTTTGGCCGTCAAACCTAACAATATTTAAAACATCTCCGGATAAAATTGCATTTTTAAAAGCTTCGGCAGCCAATTCGTGCAAATTCATCATACCGGAATATGAACTTTGTTTCATTGATGCGGATAACCTAAAATGTGCTTCAACTTTTTGGCTATATAATTTTATTTCATCATCCGAAAGCCCGGTAATCAAATCAATAGGATTTGATTGCAATTTTAAGCCGCTGCCTACAACCCATAAGCTATATTTTTTAATTACATTTTGAACTATTGGACTTTCTATATATGCTTGCCATGCACGGGCCCGCAATGAATGATAATCAAGATAATAATCTTTTGGTGAGCCTAATTCGTAAGGTGTTTTTTCTCCATCAAATATCAGGGGTGTAATATTTGCGCCGCTCCAATATTGGAAAACGGTATTGGCTTGAATTTCTTTTTTCGGTTTAAAAAAATCTAATAATCTCATATTTTAAATCATTCCTTGCCAAGGACGCAACACCATGCCACGACCATTTAATTTATTTAAGATGCTTTGTTTTATTTTTTCATAAGACATTATTGCTTTTGCCATTGATTCAGCACTTTTATATAATGTCCTTATCTGGATTTGCCCATCATTCAAAGAATATTCTTCTATATCGGAATTGCCAATAACTGCAACCTGTCTTAGTTCCAAGGCTTCAATAATGCTTTCAATTCTTGAAAGTCTATCAATTAATCCGGTTGCTCCTTCGATATAAACAGTCTCATTCATTGTTTTCAAAATTATATATTTTTTTTTAAAAAACAAAACCTGCAAATATGTTCCACGTGGAACATATTTGCAGGTAAATACTTTTTGAAATAATATTTTTATTATTGGTTTTTTTTTATATCTTTGTAAAGGTTTAAGTTTTAGTTTTGATTAGTTTTTAATAAAAAAAAAGCCCCGGCGT